ATCATATGTGGGCGAAGCCCACGAGAAATGGTCAATAAATTGACAATTTTAATATGCATAAAATTTGCAATCATGCATAATTTTGACAATGTCAATAAACTGACAAAAGAAGCACAGGCATAGTCAAAAAAATGACACAGCAACACGCAAATTAATCAGCAGTTTACGCAAATAATACCAAGATAAAACATAATAAAATCAATGACTTAGTCGCTAGGGCATACGCATGACCCACCCCACCCCTGCACGTTACCTGTGCTTGACTCCTGCATAATTTTAAGGAATAGGTTTGTAAACCAGAGTGCGGCTACTTATAGGGGGTAAAATTTTTGACATAAAAAAAGCTGGATTTGTATACCAGCTTGTGTTTAGACCTGCGGGGGTCTATTTTTTTCTTATTGGGTATTATTTTAGGCTTAAATTTACGTACGAACGCAGCAAGGGGGTTTCTGTGGGGTGTTTTTGGGGTGCGGCTACTTACCATTTGTTGTTTCCTGAAAAAGAAAAAAGGGTAAAAAAGAAAAACAAGCACTTTTTACCGCATTTTTTCACTCTTGTCAACCCCCTAAATAAAAATAAATTTTTCTTGACAAGTATTTCTTTCTAATTGTTTAATTATGTGGTATAATATGTATATAATGAGAAAAAAACGACAATATAACTCTTTATTAGAGCAAATTAGTGCGGAATACGAGGAAAAAGGTCGTTTTACAACGCATATACCAAGCCATCATGTATATTATATACGTGCGGCTTTAAAAGAACGTACTGGACAGAACTTCAGCGTTGAGGACATAGAAAAAGCATTGGTAGCAGAGGGATTGTCTGAGTATGTCAGGTGAAAGCCTGCCCTACCATAAGCGTTTAGATGCTGTACTTATACCTGAGGGGTTCGCTACAGCCACTCTAACGGATATTGGGCGAGATTATACCAATGAGTTTCGCCCTTTAAAACAAAAATAAACTATTATGGCAAGAAAAAGAGATAAACAGCCACCAAAGACTAAGAAATACTTTAGGTCTACTAAATCTGGAGCTGGCATGACTAAAGCTGGCGTTGCAAAGTATAGACGTGACAATCCGGGTAGTAAACTTAAAACAGCAGTAACCGGCAAAGTTAAAAAAGGAAGCAAAGCGGCTAACAGAAGAAAATCATTTTGTGCTAGAAGTGCAGGACAGATGAAGAAGTTCCCAAAAGCTGCAAAGAATCCTAACAGTCGTTTAAGACAGGCTAGGAGAAGATGGAAGTGTTAAATGTGGATACCGGTTATAACAATATTATGGGCACTTGGTGAAAGTGCAACATGGGTAAATTTTCCAATGGTTAATTTTCCCTTTACCTCATCAGACAACTGTTATCAGTACGTTGCAAAGGTAAGAACAAGTATAACACAAGACCCTCAATACTTAAATGGGTATAGTACTTGTGTATATATAGGCGAACCATCAGGAGAGAAAACGTAATGTTTCAAGCATTGATAGGACCTATAGCTGACCTTGCTGGCTCATTCATGCAGGGACAGATAAATAAACAGAAAGCTAAAGCAACCTTAGCACAAACTAAAGCTGAAGCTGAAGCAGAGATTATGCGTACCGCTGCTACCCATGATTCTAAATGGGAAATCATTATGGCACAAGGTACACAGAACTCGTGGAAAGACGAACTGGTTACGATTGTTATTTTAATCCCGACTGTGCTAGTTTTTATTCCGGGCATGGAAGATATAGTAAAAAATGGTTTTGCTAGATTAAATGAGTTACCTGAATGGTATACGTACTTATTGTTTTTAACCGTATCTGCTGCTTTAGGTATTCGTGGCTTAGATAAGTTTAGAAAGAAATAATGACCTGCAAATGTGGCGAAAATGAAAAATGTACTTGCAATGATGATTTGCAGTATATAAATACTCAAAAGTCAAGTAATGACTTAGTACCTGATAAATTAACGTATCAGACAAATAAACGGAGAATGGCTTGGATTTTATTGGCTATGATGCTTTTCACTACACTTGCTACAATTTACGACCCTACCAGAATGGCGGACGCAGAAAGTATTCTGATGACCCAATACCTATCAATGTGTGGACTGTTAGGGGCTTATTTTGGTTTTAGTGCTCTTGGTGGCAGGAAATGATTAAGGCAAATGGTTGGGATAACCATGAAGATACGTTTGAGGAAACTTTACGTAGAGAATTAGTTGCTGCTAGAGAAACAGTATTTATTTTGCAAGATGATATAAAAGAATTAACAAAATCTTATTATAAAATATTAAAAGAAAATGAAAAACTAAAAAATGAGCAATAAAATAACACAAGAAGATAAAGATGAGTTGTACCAAGAAAAAAATTTAACAGGACAACTTGGCAATACTAAATTTTATCAATCAGATGATAATAAAAGTAAAGGCAGTGTCACTCAAACTGGAGAAGACATTGATAAAAGATTTGCAAGAGAGAAAAAAGAAAAAGCTCGCTATGACCAAATATTAAAATTAATTCAATCGGGAGGACATAAAAATTTAAAAGTAGATGAAATGGAAGCCCTAAGAGACGAATTTAAAATTTTAAAAAATAAATCGCATATTCGTTATCAAAAGAAAAGAGGCGGAGTTAATATTAATATTGATTATAGAAAAAAGAAAAAAGGACTATTTAAATAATGGAATATTTTGTAGAAAGATTACAAAAAGAACTTGAGATTGATGAGGGATGTAAGTATGAAGTATATTTGGACCACCTTGGTTTACCCACTTTTGGTATTGGGCACTTGGTCAAAGAGACTGACCCGGAGCATCAAATGGCAATGGGAACGCCCGTCAGCAAGGCAAGAGTTGATGAATGCTTTCAGCAAGATGTACGAACGACTGTAAACGATTGCAGAAAAGTATTTGATGATTGGAGTTCTATGAATGAGGAAGTTAAATTAATATGTTGCAATATGATGTTTAATTTAGGCTACCCAAGATTTTGTAAATTTAAATTAATGATACAGGCAATAAAAGATGGCGACTATATTGAAGCCGCAAATCAAATGCAGGATTCTAGATGGTACAAACAAGTAACCAATAGAGCAGATAGATTAATCCATAGAATGAAGGGAGTACCATTACATGGCGAAAGATGATGACGTTAAACCAGAGGTTATTGATGTTGACCAAATGAAAAGAGAGAACTTTTTTAATTTAGGCAGAGATGACTATATGAGTCTTGAAGAGTATCTAAGAAGTTCACAATCAGATAATGATTTAAGAAGTAAAAGAGGTAAGTCTACGTTACCTAAGAATGACCGAATGTCAGATAAAGATAAAAAAGTAGATAAAAAAATAAAACAATTTATAATGGATTTACCAACAAATGCCCCTAGAACTAAAGAATTAAAAGCTATATTTAGAGGACCTTTTAATGATAATGCATCAAAAACAGTTGAACAAGCAGGTAAAGGTAAAAAGTTTTTTAATTCAGGTAAACCTCTTTCTACAGAAAAAATAAAACAGTATAGACAAGATTTAAAATCAAGTAAAAGTAAAAAAAGAGGCGGAACACAATTAGGAGATTTAGATAAAGATGGCAAAATGTCAGGCTATGAAAAAGTTAGACAGAAAGCTATCCAAAAATCTATGGCTGCCCAAAAGAATAAATAATGCCACAAGAAGGAGCTAAACGTCTAAGAGACGGTAGTTATAACTACAAAGGTTATAACATAAAACAGTTTGGTAAAACACAATGGAATTTTGGATTAATAGGGGCAGATGGTTTTGATGATGCAGCTAATAGTCTTAAAGAAGCTAAACTTTTTATTGATGAAACTGTAAAAGACAGAAATCAAGGTAATTTGTTTAAAAAAGGCGGAGCTAGAATACCAAGAAAAAAGGGGCAGCCCGCAAGGTCAAAGAAACATAGTGACCTATATACTGATGAAAACCCTAAGGGCACAATTAGGGGATTAAAATTTACTACAGCCGCTGATGCAAAAGCATCTGTAGCTAAGATTAAAAGGTCAAATAGGAGTCATGCTCATAAAACGCAGGCTGCTATTGCAATGGAACAAAGGGCGAGAGTTGCTGGCAAAGCTGGTGCAGCTCGCATTTATAGAGCATTTATTGAACAACAAAAACGAATAACTAAACGTAAGAAGAAATAAATGAACTATATAACAAGTAATATACCTTATTTTAAGGTATGGGTTCGTAGAGAATATACGACCAATTTTCAGCGATACCATGGCGAATTTTTACATGGAATGGCTATAGCAGTAACAACCTTACCAATGAAGACATTAAGTTTTCAGGTATTATTTACAGGTTGTGACGAAGATGAAAACATACACGGGGGTGCTATGTGGGCTAGAATGCCACTAACTGCCCTTGTAGGAGATACGCCTTATGATGAATGGGCAGAACCTTTGCCTACATATTTGGCTCAGCCTTGGGATTGTCAATCGCACCATCACTCGGTTTTTGTACTAAATAGAGCAACACCTTGTCCTTGGCAAGCAAAAATAGATAATCAGTTTTATCCGGCAAAGTATTACTTTACTGTAGATTATACGGATAGCGAAGTAGCTGATGACCCTGCACAACACAAACAAAGTCATGTGTTAGAATTAATGGATGCAGGAAAATGGACAGGTAACATAGTAGCGTTACCTAATAATCGTGTAAGGGTTACTAACCCCGCATGGTTTGTAACAGGTGAAGGACCACCTGATTTTACACCGAGTCAATGGACTCATCACTCAAAGCAAGACCCCAACTATGTTGAGGACACTGCAAGAGTATTTAATAATTTATATGCTAAGGAGAAATAATTATGGCAATGCATACTAAGAAAAAAGCTAAAGGTATGGCAAGAGGTGGAGCAAAGATGAAAGCCAAAGGCTATGCTAGAGGCGGAATGAAATCTAAAGGAATGGCTAGAGGCGGTTCTAAAAAAGCAATGACTCTAACACAAATTAGAGCTATGGCTAAGTCTAAAGGCTACAAATTGGTGAAAGCGTAATGGCAGCCAAGAAGAAAAAATCTTCTAAGCCAAAACCAACTAAACCTGCTTTATGGTCAAAAGCAAAATCTGAAGCTAAGCGTAAGTTTAAGGTATATCCTTCTGCTTACGCAAACGCCTACGCTTCTAAAAGATATAAAGCAATGGGTGGTGGCTGGCGTTCGTCATGATTGAATTTGTGCTATATGTTTACATTGGCACAGCAGTTCAAAGTAAAACGCAAACATTTGCAGATATTAATGATTGTAAATATTTTGCAGAAAGGATTAATAGCCAACCTCTTGTCCCTAGCAACTCAGGCAAGACAAAACATGAAATAGTTGCAGTTTGTTTACCTAAAGATAAAAAATAAATATGCTAGACCCAATTACATTATCTGCTGCTGTCTCAGGAGCAACAGCCGCATATAACGGCATAAAAAAAGCCATTATGTTGGGTAAGGAAATTGAAGACTTATCTGGTGAACTTGGAAGATGGATGAATGCAGTAAGTGATGTTGATAACATTCACAAGAATGCAAATAATCCATCTGCTCTTGATAAACTGTTTAATGGGTCTATTGAAGAAATAGCAATCCAAAGTTTTTCTAGTAGAAAAAAACTACAAAAGCAAAGAGAAGAACTTAGAAATTTTTTAATAGGTCACTATGGATTGCAAGCTTGGGACGATTTAGTTCGTGAAGAAGGTAGAATTAGACGACAACGGCAAGAAATGATATACCAAGCTGCCGAAAGAAAAAGACAAATACGAGATTACACCATTATTGGCGTAGCATCTTTAATTGGATGCGGAGGAATAGGGTGGATGATATGGATAATAAGTCTTTCTATTTAAGTTTGTTAGCAATGGTCGTTGTATTGTATCTTTTAATAGGGATACAAGAAGCTAAAGGGGAAGACAAAGTTAAAACGACTTGTAGATTAGCA